GGACAAGGCAACGGGTGGCAAGGCATCGCCCTATGCCAAGGCACGGCGCATCTACAGCTCCGATGCCGAGGTTTTGGGTGCCTTGGAAGAAGGTCGCGGTTTCCTCAAACTTGACCGTGAAGTCATCCGCCGCGAGATCGACAAGCTATCGCCATCCGCGCAAGAAGCGTATCGTTCCGGCGCCGTCCGTGCCTTGATGGACAAAGTGAACGCGGCGGGCGACAAGGCTAGCGCGGCGCGGCGCATCTTCGGGAACACCCTATTGCGTGGTAAAGTCCGCGAGCTATTCCCCTCGCAAGGCGCCTATACGGAATTCCGTCGTGCCATGGTCGCCGAAACCAAGTTTGCCGAAACCCAGGCCGCCATCGGCGCTGGTTCACGCACGGTACCCATGTCCGAGGAAGTTGCTAGTGTGCAAAGCAGTCTCGGCAATTTTGGCGCCGTTCTCGGCTCCGCCCTGCCGCTAGGTGGGCATGATCTGGTTCGCGCCGGCATTGGACGACGATTAACGCAAAGCCTGATTGGCGGTGGTTCCGATGAATACAATCAGGCCCTTGCCCGGATGCTGTTCAACCGTAATCAATCGATGAACCAGCGTCTGTTGGACGTGTTGGAGGGAAGCCGGGTGCCGACGAAAGCGGAAACCCAGCAAATCGACTTGTTCATTCGCGGGGTGTTGGTTGGCGCAGGTCAACAGGCTGGTGGGGCAGCGGGTGAACTAATAAACCGTTAGAATTGCCAGAGGGAAAGCGCAAGGCTCATCATCAAGGTGCCAAATATGATCCCCGCTCCATATCGCCAAATCATGGGGCGAATATAAAGGACGATAAGACAATGCGAAAGTGGAAAACGAGCCTACTGGCGTTGCTGGCGGCGGGATTGATCTGGGGCGGTTTGCGTGCCGCCGAAATCACCGATCTGGACACGACGGACGCCAACAATACGGGCACCGCCGCGAACGCCGGTTTCCCGGAGAACATGCCACCGTCCGACGTGAACAACGCCGCCCGTGCCTTGGAGGGCATCCTCGCACGGTGGCACAAGGACTGGGATGGTTCGCTGTCGGATTATTCGGCCGCCGCGAATTCCGTCAAGGTCACGCCGAACCGGACCATTAGCGCGCTTGCCAACGGCCACACATTCGCAATCGAAGTCACCACGGCGAACACGGGCGCGACCACCCTAGCAATCGGCGCGCTGACCGCCAAGAACATCTTGAAGTCGCGGGACCAAGCGCTTGCCAGCGGTGACCTTGAGGCGGGTTCGCAAATCCTTGTCGTCTACAACGCGCAACAGGACGCTTTCCAACTTCTATCCGGGCTTGCCAACGCGCCGTCAACCTACACGGATCCCATCACCACGCGGGGCGACTTGGTACGCGGCGATAGTTCCGGCAATTCCGAACGGCTTGCGGTCGGGACGGCGGACCAGGTTGTCATTACCGACGGGACGGATACGTCGTGGTCGAAACTGACGTTCGCGAACATCGGTGATAACGAGGACGGCGAACTTATCACCTGGAATTCAAGCGGCAACGCGGCGGGCGTGGCGACGGGAACATCCGGTCAAGTCCTCACGTCCAACGGGGCGGGGGCCGCGCCGACATTCCAGGCGGCGGCCGCCGGCGGCAAGCTATCGGCCGTCGGCTCAATCACCCACACATCAGACACGGCGCTTGCCACACAAGCAGCCGGCGGCAGTCAGATGGGCTCCGCCGTTTCACTGTCCATCCCTACGGCGGGGGCTGTCCGGGTCACTGTTCTAACGATGGAGGTTGACGAAACCGAGGGCGGCAACTCCGCCGCCGGCATCGCCATAAAGATAGGCACCGACTCCCTTCTTTGGGCATCAGCGGACAATGAGGCCGGCACTCTCGAATATATGGTGGTTGCCGAACCGGACGCGAGCGTTACCGGGTCAATACAGGGGCCTGGGGGGTGGGGGAACAGCATCGGCTCGATTTCTATGCCCATGGTCTTCACCTGGGACATTGTTGGGAACAGCATGTCCACGGGGTCTCAGGATGTAGAGGTATGGCTGGGCGATAATGTCGTGTCTCAAACCGGCGAAATCACGGTGACGGGGACCACACGGACGGCGCGGTTCCTGGTGGAAGTGGTCGATGGCACATGAGGGTAACATGGGGGTAACATGAGAACTCTTTCGATCCTTGCTTTGGCGGCAATCTTGTTTTGGCAGCCGGTTCTTGTTAGCGCGGCGCCATTCAACAACGACCACAAGGTATTTCGCCGGGTGTTGCAATGGGCTTTCCCTGGCCGTCTCTCTCACCTGACCGAGGCATGGGATGGCGTAGAAAACCGCCAGGCGTATCTTGACCGTGCGGCCAAGTGGTCGGGCGCGCCTGTAACGGCGGCGGAAATCGAGGCCCAGGAAGCCGCATATAATACGATGCTAGCGGGACTCCCGCCGCGACGATCAGAAGCGGCGGCGGTAGCCGATATGAACAAGAAGAACATGAAAGCCATGCGCGACGCCTTGTGGGAGCTTCACCGCGCTATCCGTGGCGAGATCACCTTGCCGAACGAAAGCAAGGGCGACTATTCCGGGCGGTTGAAGGATATGCGGAAGGTTTACGAATGAGCATCAAGGAACACGCCGAAAAGTTCAAGTTCTGGTATTTGCTAGTCTTGATGGTAATTGGTGGGGGGACCACCTTTGGCTACACCGTAGACCGCCCGGTCTGGATGTCGGAGTATGCGCCACACGTCCAAGAAAATCTGGAAGTGGCGGGGCAAAGCCGCGAGAACAGGTCGGCCATTATCCAGATACAGATTGACGCCCTACGCCGGTCTATGTGGGAATTGGAAAACCGCATGAAAACCCACCCGACCGTAGACGGTTACAGGTGGTTGGAGGACCAGAAGCGCCAGCATAAAAGGCTTTTGGAACGCAAAAACAAGTTGCAGAAATGAAGTGCATCATCCTCACGCTGATGCTTCTTGGCGGGTGCGTCGCCACGCCGCAATCGGGGAAACCGGAATCTTCCACGAAGGCCATGCAAGTCGCCATGTCGGTGTGCGGCATCCATGCGAGCATGGTGGAAGCGCTACACGATAGGCACGGCGAAAAACAAGCATGGGTCGCGTTGCTCGACAACGGCTTGATGATGGAAATGCACGTGAGCCCGGCGGGAACGTTTACTATTTTCCTCGTCGATGGTCGGGGAATGGCCTGCTACTATGGGTCCGGCCATAATTATCACCCGCTCGGGTTTTGATGAACATCGAACGTGGCGGGGCGGTGTATTTTACACACCATGAATTACGGTGCCCCGCGACCGGCATTGCCAAACTCGTTCCGCAATTCGCTATCTGGCTTCTTGAACTTCGATTGGCTTACGGGCGGCCCATGGTTGTCAATTCATGTTGTCGGTCCAAAGCCCATAATATGGAGGTTGGCGGCCATGAGCGCTCCCTACATGTCTTTGACAAACCGCACCATCCGGTCGGCGGCACGGCGGCGATTGACATCGCCTGGCCCGGTTCAACCTTCGATAAGGTCGATTTACTGCGCCACGCCCTGGAATTGGGTTGGTCGGTTGGCGTGGCTCCTTGGGGCGTCCACCTTGATCGCCGTGATTTGGCCGGGTTGGCGCAAAATGCGTTCGGGTACTGAATAATGCGCGTGTCGGCCGTCGCCCTAGCCCTGTTCCTGGCCGCTTGCACGGTGGTCGTGGTCCGCGTCGAGGGCGACGTGACGGTGACGGTGCCCAACAATTTGTCTAGCGGAACATTAACCGGCACTTTGCCTCGCGCTAGTCCTCCGCCAGCGCGCCGGGAACCTCGCTGACATGACCCCTCTCTACGTCGCCGAGCGCAGCCATGACAGCAATATCTGCCTTCCGCTACGTTGAGCCGCTTTACCTTCGCCGCGAAGTGAAGGGCGACGGCGCGCTGTTCATCGTGGACCGGCATTACACGGTCGAGTTTGTGAAGGACGGCGAGGTTGTCGTCTACACCGTCGGCAAGGGACGAGAGACGGACCTGGCGTCGATTCCATCCATCGTACCGAAGTGGATCGCGCAGAAGGTGGACTCACATATCGAGGCGGCGGTGGTCCACGATGATCTTTGCATCCTGAAACTATGGACATCGGCCATCGCAGCGGACATCTTTGAGGCGGCCATGATTGCGGCGGGGGTGCCGGCGTTCAAGCGCAAGATCATGGCGAACGCGGTGCGGTGGTTCGGGCCGACGTGGGATTAACACCCGTCACATCAAATTGCGTTGGTGCACAAAATGATGGGACCCGCGCGACCATTTTGTTGAGGCCAACAAAATGGTGTGATGGCGCGGCGGACAGGTTCCTCAATCACCGGATGGCGGGGTACGTGGCGGCGGTCACAAACGCATCGTCGCTCGGATGCTGACCTCGTTAGTTACTCGCGGTTCAACAACAAGTTGGCCGTCACTACATCGCACTTCCACAGTGCCGTCTTCACCGCCAATGACCTCGATTCTTGCACGAAATGGATATCCATCATAGATCGTCGGCTTGTAGAGCGGTTGTCATTTCGCAACTCGGCGTAGCCTACCCCCACTGGAACTGTAGTAACTGGGTCAGGGACGCGTTCGGCCACGGTGGTGGTCGTGCTAATGTACTACCAGACTCCGAATTTGAGCTATGATGTCTGCGTCGGGGGCCTTCGGGCGAGCGCTGCGCACCAGTTCGCCCTGTCGGTCCGTCGCGATGGTGCCGTAACTGGTGAACGTGATGAGAGGGCTTTCATGGCCGAGGTTCTGGGACCAGGCTTTGACTGATTCCGGGCCGCTGCAATGCGAATAGGCAAGGTGCGCCAGCATGTGGCGGAAGCAGTGCGGCGTGAACGGGGGAAGGTCCACATTCCTGAACGCTGTATTGAAGACCTCGCGGACCCTCGCCGCACTGGCCCAAAACTCCCGGCATACACCGTTGGCAATGAAGCAGTCATTGGCGTCCTGGCCCATTAGGGTTTTAGGGAAGAGGGGATCGTCATCGCTGAATAGGAGCGCCTCTCGGAGATGGCGCAGCCATTCGAGAACAATCTGCTCGCAAATGTCACTCACCGGAAAAAAGAACGTGTCGATTCGCTTGCTGGCCTTGGTCGCAACCTCTTTTGGATTCTGAAGCACCCGCAGCCGAACCAGATCAACATGCTTTACCCGTAGGGAAATGAGTGCCCCGTCTCGTACTCCGGTAATGGCCGTGAAGGCGATGAGTGCCTGATCCCGACGCTCGATATCGGTGCGCACGGGCATCCGTGATATCGCATGCTCCACCTGCTCAATGGTTGGATATGCGCGCTCCGTCGGTGCCTTCGCTGCACGGACGTCCTTGTCGGCTAGGTTTAGATATTCGATGTCCGTAAATGCGATCCGGGACTTGTACCCTGGCTGGTGGGCAAGCCAGCCGAAGAATCGCTTCAGTGCTGTGGCGCTCGAAAGCATGGTGGCCTTTGACAGGCCACGCTCAACCAAGTGAGACTTGAATGCCCGCGCCCGACGTTGATCGAAGGTTGCGAAGTCAGCCGAGGAGGTGAACACCTCGTAACGCTGGATCGCCTTTTCGACCTGCCGGATCGTCGTCTCCGCTTTGCCATCTGCGTGCTTCAGGAACTCACGATATTGGCGCTTGATCCGTTCGTTCTTAGGGTTGCGCTTGCTCATGCGGTGGGCTCCTCAGCGAAGTTATGATTCACGATGGGTTCAATGGACACTGTTACATGTTTCACCGCTCCCATGTTCCGCTGCAAAAGTGGTTCTACGCGATGTACCTGTTCACCACGACACGGCATGGCGTCCCGGCGAAGGAGTTGCAGCGCCAGTTGGGCGTCTCTTACCCGACCGCCTTCCGCATGTCGCACAAGATCAGGGAATACATGGGCAACCTGGACGGCGAGCCGCCCCTGACCGGCCATGTTGAAGTCGATGAGACGTATATCGGCGGCAAGCGACCCGGCAAACGGGGACGCGGCGCGGCGGGCAAGTCGGTTGTGTTCGGTATCTTGGAGCGCGACGGCGAAATGTACTCCAAGGTCGTCCCCGACGCGAAGCGCGCTACCTTGATCCCGGAAATTACGCGCCAGGTTCCCACGGGAACGCGTATCAGTTCCGACGAATGGTCGCCTTATCGCGTTCTTCGGGCGCTCGGCTATGACCACAACACGGTCGATCACGGCGCCAAGAATTGGGCGAACGGAGATACCCACGTCAACACGCTCGAAGCCTTCTGGTCCATGCTCAAACGGTCGATCCGGGGAACGCATATCCATGTCAGTCCGAAGCATCTTTCGAAGTACCTTGGGGAGTTCGAGTATCGCTATAACCGCCGGAAGCGCCCGCAGACGATGTTTGCTGATCTGCTGGCTTCCCTGTAGCCGCAGCCCTTAGAAGCGGCCAGAAACGCTCGTCCGCTTGGGACGGATGTTCCTTGCAGAAACGGGCTATCGTGGCGCCCCTAGTTTTGCCCTTACGGGCTTCTTCGAGGCTGAGATATCTACCTCGGGCCATCTACACACTCAAAAACCGGATCATCCAGCTGCACTCGACTCAAGTCCTCAGCGACCAATTCAATGCTGACCATTCCTACGGGGTGCTTTAGACGAGTGCGGATACCTCGCGGGCGGTCTTGCCACGGTATGCTTTCCAATTCAACTCGTTCACCCTTGTCACTAAAGCGGTGCCCTTTTGCTTCCAAGCCGCTTAAACCCCCAAAATCGCCCCTTACATTCATCCAATATGGCTCAGGTCCATATGGCGTTAATGTTAAATACTGGGTCTTTGATGGCAAATTAAGATCCTCGTTAAATCCTATATCTACTCTGCTTGACCATTCTACCTTCGGCGCACAATCCGGAATTTTGAGCGGGGGCAAATCAAAAAAGAAAAAGAATCCCGCAGCGGCTAACAACGGGACAACGAATTGAATGGAGCGACCGCCTGCTTGTGGGATGGACCAACCATTTGCAATCGCCAATTCCAGTCCATTGTGGGTCCATATCCACACCAACCATGCGACAGCCAATGCGAAGATAGGGAGAACAACCCAACCGGCCCGTGGGTCAACGCTCCAAATGCCAGCATCAACGCCCAAGGGAACCCCCCAAGCGATGATCGCCAGAATCAGCGGAGGAAGCATATGGCGTCCTTGGATCATCCCTCTCATCTTGACTCAGCACCCTACGCGTGTCACGTTTACATACGCGTCCAGAAATATTCATCGCCCCACTTGATTCCCTCGGCGTGATTTTCCAGTCCATCACGATTGCTCCTGATCTAGTATGTTATGAGTACACGCTTTGGGGCTAGGCTGGTCAGGCGTCCATCCATGATCGCGAGCACAGCCGTAGATCATCCATTCGCTGGAATGCGGGCTTCGGACGTACTTAGGACATCCCTCAACGGGGCAGAATATCTTGTCGTCGTGCTTGCAGCGCCAACTTTCATAGTCCATTACGGTTGCTCCTTGAGGGCGCGGGCCATGTGGGCAAACTTGGTTGCCACAGACTTTTGTCCTTCATCAAACCCAGCGCCGTAATTGTTCATGTCGTACATGTTGCCAAGCGTCGCTTTGTCGTCCTTCACGTTCTCCGCGACTTGTTCAGCGCGTTCATCAGCCCACTTCGCCACCTGTTCCAGCGCGTCGTGCTCGGCGGCTCGGATGGCGCCAGCAAGTCCAGCCAGAACTGTTGCGGTGACCATTGGCTGAGTATATTTGGCTTCAGCATCCTCGCCCCAGGCATCTACCCAGAGCGCCCGCGCCCTTTCCTCTGGCGTCATCTTACTTGTCCCCCACAAAATAGTTCGGGGCCGCCTTGCCCAATCGCTTCCGGGCTTCCAAGGTTCTCTCGCAATCCCAGGTGCGCCCAATATGGTAAGCCGCATCCGGGCAATTGGAGTACACCGATTGGATTTGCCCGGCGTCAACAAGACGCCGAACGGCTGACTCGGTTGTCTCACCCCCACCATGCGATATGAACCAGCCGCCTCTTTGCGCTTGATAAACCTCGCGGTGCGGCTGCGCGTGGCGCAAAAGGTCTAGTAAGGCGGCTGAGTTTAATAACTTCGGCGGCAGCGGTTGTCCGCAGGTTTTGCATCGCCGTGTCATCGCTTCGCCCTCCTATGCGTGGTTTCTCACCCCGGCGACTCCCCAGGCGGCCGCGCCGTCGGCTTGTCGGGCGGGTTTGGACCGGCCAGCACTCCGCCCGAGCCGTTGCATTCCGGGCAGCGAATTGAATACAGGTGCTGGCTAAACTGATTGAATATGGGATATTCGCCGCATCCAGAGCAAACGTCGCAAGTGGTTACGTCATCATCATCGGTCAAGGTTCGTCCCCCGCGTCTATGTTGCGATGCTGGGCGGCAAAGCCGACCACCACGATCTCCGGATTGTCGTCCCAAGCATCGCCGGGCTTGGGGTGGAGGGTGTCCCAGAGGGACGCGAAACTCGCTCTCGGGTCACCTTCAAATGGCTCATCCGAGTTGGAGTAGTTAAACCAGTAGTCTTGGAAATCTCCACCGCCGGTTGGTTCATTCCATGCCGCTATACCTTCGGCTTCGGCGTCTTCTTCACTGATCTCTTGCACCCGTTCCATCCGCGTCGCGGTGACGGCGAGGGTTATCCTGGACGCCCATCGGGGCATGTAGATGGGCGACGACCACCGGGTCCGGTCGTCGTCGCCGTCATCCAAATTGGCGGGAACGATGTGCGGCTCGGGCTCGGTCGCCCGGTAGTGGGGGATCAGGTTGTACTCTCCCCAATCCGGCCCCGCGTCCACCGTCTTGAACGGACGCCCGTCGGTCGGCAGATTCGGCCCGTACATCATGTCGTTTTCCATGACGAAGGTTTCCCGCACCCACATTCTGTCCCCCGGCGTGACTTTTTGCCAGACGGTGGGGCGCCAGAGGGTGGGGCGTAGGGTCCCGTCGGATGGTGGCGCAACAATCCGTTCACGCCAAGCCAGCCGGCGCGTCTGCGTCTTACTCCCGGCCAGGAGAGCCTTGACCATCGGGCCGTTGAATATGATGGGCCAGTCAGGCATCGGGGAACTCCCTGACCCTCAAATCGCTCGGCCACTCGGACATGTCGCCGCCCTTGCGGTCGCGGAGGTTGAACACCATCCGGCGTCCGGCAATGTCTTGGCGAGGACGCGCGCCGAGTTGTTTGACGAACACGGCGACGCCAGCCGCCTTGCACTGGTTGATGATGCTCCGCACCCAGTCGATATCGCATGGCCGCGCCGCCGACCCGGACTCGCCGCCGACGATGATCTGGTCGAGATAGCCATCACTCGGGTCTTCGATTCCTTCTTGGCGATGGGATATCCGATCAATCCAGGACCATTGGAGCCTCACCGGCCCGAGCGCCGGCTCGTAGCTTATGAACCGGACAGCGGCGGGCGTATCCAGGAGCAACGGGATTCGCTCGTCGGCGCGCGCCTGGTCCTCGGCCGAGACGCCGAGCCAGACGTTGGGGAGAGGCCACCTGGGGACGGACTTCTTGTTTTGCCACCATCGGGCGCCCCGGTGAACTTCCTTGGCCGCTATCCCCCCGCTCGTGCACAGGCCATCGAGTTCTTGCAAGCTTTCGTCGGCGCGTTCCGCATACTCCCGCATCCGGTTGGCGCGTTTGGTGAGAATCTGAAACGTATGCTGCGGCGCGAGGGCCATAACGGCGAACACCCGGTCGATCCATTCGTCGGGTACCGATTCGTGAAACAGATCGCCCATACTGTTCACGAACACCCGGCACGGCTTCCGCCAGTGCAGCGGCGCGGCCAAGGTCTTTTCCGGCGCCCTCGCCACCTTGCCGGTCCAGACCTGCCCGCCCTTGCTCGGCTCCGTCGTCCCCTCGTAATGGGAGCCGGGCTTATCCAAAAGCCGCGCGGCCTGCTTCATCGCATAACAGTTGGTGCATCCGGGCGAGACGACGGAGCACCCGACGATGGGATTCCACGTCCGGTCGGTCCATTCGATCTTGCTCATGTCCGCTCCATCATCTTGCGCAACGCCTTGTCCTGGGCGCTCGGCTTCTTTCTCATCAATCCGTCCTGGGCCTGGATGCGCTTCGTCTTGGCGATCTTGGATATGTCGCCGTTGATGGGCGTGTACGTCTTCGCCCGATGGCAGGGCCGGCACAGGGCGTCGATGTTGTCGATGTGATCGGCGCCGCCCATGGCTAAGCTGATCCGATGATCGAACTCGATGGCGAGAACGTCACCGAACGGCGCGCGGCACTTGGCGCACTTGCCGTCCTGCCGTTTGATGACGGCGGCTTTTTGGGATACGGAAAGGGCGCGGCGCTTGGTCACAACATGGTTTCCTCGCCGCCCTCGCCGAGCATCTGATAGCGGTCGGCGTAGGCTTTCTCGACGCGCTTGACCTCTTTGGCCGGCAGGGCATCGAGGCTGGCCCCGCGCTTCCACTCGTTGAGCGCCTTGACATCGGCGCATTCGACGATGGCGGTAATGAGCGCGTCGGCGTCGGGCTGTTCGATCTCGTCTCTGGTCACGGGCTCCTTGTAGGCTTCCGCCTCGGTCGCCTGTTCGGCAATGGCGTCGGCGGTGACCGGCGTCACGTCCTGCATGGCGGTGACGGAATGGAAGTCGCGGACCTCCTCGGTGATGCCGAGGCCCTTGAGCACGTCGGCGAAGCCGTCGCGCAGCGCCCACGACCGGGCGCGCATTTGAAGCATCCGTTTGGGATAGGTCTTCCACGGGCCGGACTTGCTCCACAAACCCGCCGCCTTGGCATCGGCAACCGAGAATTCGCGCACGATGTCGCTCGCATTGTCCTTGCGCTTGATGCGGCAGACGGCGCGGAAGTCGTCGGGGCACTCCGGGCCGACCCGGAACTCGCCTTTGAATGTTTCCTCGAAGTCCTCGACCAGATCGGAGCCCCTGACCACGCCAAGGGCGCCGTCGCCCCAAAGGGTCGGGCGGCCGTTGATGACCGCGATGGACTGAACCGCCTGGATGGGCTTCATGCCGACTTCGAGGCCGTGGAAAATGGCGGTGACGATCTTGTCCGCCGACTGCATGTCCCTAGGCGCGACGCCGGATCGGAGGATGAGTTGCGCCATGCGGTACGCCTGTTCGGCGTCCTGGGGCACGATAGCGGCGACGCGCCCGCCGGTGTTCAATTCCGCCTTTGCCAGCTTGTCGGCGGTGTCGTCCCGTGTGGAAACCCGGGTATCAGCCATGATCGTTACTCCGCTGCATCAAGGGGTTTGTGGTAGGCCATGGAAAGTTCGAAAGCCCCGGCCTCGTGCTTTTGCTGCAACTGGCTTTCGGCGTAGCCGGGCAGTTCCAGCGTCACCACGTCATCGGCGTAGGCCGGCCACTCGCCCGACTTCAAACACTGAGAGAACAGGTCCCGCGCCTTGCGGTTCTGCATGTGCGCCCATTCGCGAGCGTAGGCATCGGGGATGGCGACGGTGACGATGTAGGGCGGCTCCTTCTCCTGGAACACGAAGGCCATGGCCGGGTTGTCGTGGATGCCAAGGGCGCGGATGCCATCCTGGTACCAAGCACATTGCTGGTGGTAGCCGAAGTTCCACAAGGACTTGCGGAGATCGTCCGGCTTGGCCGACTGACACGTCTTGTAGTCGGGAAAGATGCGGCCTTCGTGAACTAGGTAGTCGGGCCGCGCCCGACACCAGACGCCCGTTTCATCGTCTTGCCAAATAAGCGATTGTTCGGCGACGCCGTTGCGAAACAACTTGCCGGCGAACGGGTGGTCGTCAACGGCCTGGGCCATCGCCTGGACCTGTTCGAATTCGGCCTTGAGCAACGGCACCTTGCCGGCGCCATAGGCGTCGTCGCGCGCGGCGCGCATGGCGGCGTTGGTGTAGCCATCCGGGAGATTGCCGTTCTTGGACGGGAAGTCGGCGGGGTCGAGAACCACGAGTTCCGCGCCAAGGCCAAGAAGGACCCGATGGGCCGCGTGGCCGATGTCGAAATGACGCTTGGGCGCCGGCGGGTTGTCCTGTTGATAGCGGAAGACCGCCGGGCAACGGTTGAGGATCGTGCGCGCGCCCGACGACGACATGGACGGGGGCCGCGGGTCAGCGTGGTAGGCGTCGATGGGGATGTCATAGACGCCCGGCGCGCTGATGCCCTCACTCTTGGCTGGCATGGTCATCCCCTGCATCCCGGGCGCGTAGGGCGGCTATGCACCGGGCGCGGGCTTCAGCGTCTTTGCCATGCGTAATCGCTGTCACTTCAACCATTGCGTCCTTTTTCCGTGCTATTACTTCAACAGCGGGGACGCCGTACTGGTTATCGAACCACAGCAGAATTTCGCACGTCCACCCATCCGGCATCAGCGTATCGGCGGCGTCTCTGCTGGTGGTGTAGTCGGGGCGTGGGTCCAGCGCGTCGGCGAAAGCCCCTGTCCCGAAGCCAACTGGTAAGTCAACATGCTCGCTCACAGGTGCGGGTGGGCGAGGGAATAAGGTGCCGTGAATCGCGTAATCCAACTCCCGGTTCCCCTCCGTCACCGCCAACCGTGCGATAAGCTCTTTCATGGGTAGTCCCCCTTATCCGATGGCGCTGGCTTGGTGAGATCGCGGAGGATACGCCACGCCTTTTTTTTCGACGCTATGGACGCTTTCTTGTCGTCCAGGATGCGCAAAGCCTCGGCGCGGCCCATGTCGGCGACCTTGCGGGGAAGGGCGCGGCAGGTCATCCGAACACCAAAACGGCAACGCCGTTTTGCGTCATTCTTACAAGCCCGCCTGCATCGGATGGTTTACGCTCCACGAGGGTGTCGGGGAGGTCTTGTATTAAGTGCCAACAGGCTGCCGAGCAGGACCGCCATCCATCGCCATGGTCAGGGGACCGTTGAATAAGCGCTAAAGTGTTTTTGATCTGTTCATTGGTCATGGCGTGAGTTCCTTGGCGAGGACTATGCGGGCAAGGAAGGCACGGGCACTCTCAAGCGCAAAATAGAATTTGTAGACGTTGTTATCGACCTCGCTCTCGCCGCCAACCAAGGACGGGCTTTCTCCTTTTACATAGGCGTAAAAGTTTGTGCCCCACGTCGCGAGGTCTTTTAATTCCTCCAGCGCCTCGTCCCGCTCGCGTTGTAGGTCCCGGACGTACACCTTCCAAGGCTCCGCCGCCGCCATCACTATGTCCTTGACCATGCGATCAGTCATCGCAACACGCTCCTATCCGTGGCGTTGGCGATGCTGACTGCCAGAAGCCGTTGGGCCAATGTTGCGCGGCGGCGGAACAGCCAGGCGAACAAGCGGGCCATCACGCGGCGTCCCGCAGATATTCGCGGATGGCGGCATCGATGTTGTCTTGGGCGACGCCCGCCGCGTCCAGGGCATCTTCGAGGGTTTTTTCGTAATCCAAAAGGCCATTGTTGTCGGCCATTTCGCCCTCGTTCATCAACTCGCCGGCGATTTGTTCCGCCTCGCGGAGCAAGCCCACCAGACGCACGGCCTTTTTGTACAAGCCCTCGGCGAATTCGTGGTCGTGTGCATTGCTGATAATCATTTATTCCTCCTGTGCCTTGGCGATGGCGTCGTCGGCCTGTTTCTGCGCCCGCCACACGTCGCCGACGGTGTGGCCGTCCGGGGAGCCGACCATGGGCCGGAGCGTTTTCAGCGCCGCCAGCAAGTCCGGCGCGGCGGCGATTAGGCGGGCGTGAGCGTCCATTTCCTCGCGGCTAAAGGTTGGTGGCGCGGTGTCGATCAACAGCCCGCCATCCTCGATGGTGGCGACTATGCCGTCCGTGTCTTCCGCGCGGATGGTAATGTGATCATCAGCCGCGTGGATATACCATGGCGTATGCTTGCTCATCCCGTTCCTCCATCGCCCGTGGTGTTACTAAAGCCCGTAGGACGCTACCAACGCCTTCGCTTGGCGAGGGTCGGCGTCTACGCACCGGGCGGCCAAACGCGCCTCACGGCGGAACTGGTCGCGGGGCAGGTGGTCGAGGGTTCCGAATTCCAGCCGCATATATGCCTCGACCTCGGTGGGGTCATGGTCGGGGCAGTCTTCGCGGATCATTTTTTGGTAAATCATTTATTCCTCCATCGCCCGTGGGTGGGTTGATATTTATGACGTTACCTAATGGGAAACGCCATGTCAAGATAATTGTTGACACGGCGGAAACTTTTTTGGTAGCGTCTAATTATGCAATTAAAAACGTACCTCGGAAAGCAAGGAATATCGGCGGCGGAATTCGCCCGCCGGGTTGCAGTTAGCCGCGCCACCGTTACCCGCTGGTGCAAGGATGACCGCTTGCCGTCGCTCTCGGCGATGCGCCGAATTATCGCGGCGACTAATGGGTCAGTCGGGCTTGCCGATTTCCCGACGAAAAGGGATGGGTAATGCCTGTCTATAGCGATGGCGTCGCCGAAGCCCAACGTAAGTTGGCTCTGGCCCGCCAGCGCCGGGACGGCACCATCACCGGCCACGCCAAGGCATTGCGGGCGGCCGTCAACGCGGAGCTGGCCGCATACATCGAGGCGCGGTTGCCGCCGCAACGAGCGTTTGCCTTCGCCGATAGCGCCGCGCATTTGGAACGGGGAGCGGCATGAAGCGCAGCCTATCATGGGCACACGGGCTACCGCAGTGGTGGAACCACCGCCGGAGGATCAAGGTTTTTCAGGCGGCGATCAAATTGGGGCCGATCCGCGCCTATTACGGTGGCCGGTCTCGGCGATGGATGCTCGACCAACGCCCCTGTGAGCCCGCAGACATCATTGCCGCAGCGGAACGGAGAGCGGCGTGAACAGCTCTTTGCCCATTGAGAACGCAGTGCCGACAATTCAGTTCCTCCCTGACCCGGCATCGCGCCGGGCACCTTGGCTGGGGCTTCGGCCCCAGTCCTTTATTTCAGTTCCGCTTCGGCGGGACGTGGCGCGGCAGCGTGGAAAGCAGACATGCCTTTCGAATGCAGGAATCGATGAGGTCATGCAGTCCTCGGAGATCGCCGTCCGTCGCTGTTGGCGGGCATCCTGAGCCGGAGTAGCGCCCGGCCCGCACCCCGCAACTAAGGAGTGAGCGTTGAACCGCCCCGAACAAGCCCTACAGCGCGCCGTGGTGGAATACCTCGCGATCCTGGAACGCCAGGGCCGGCTGATGTTCTACGCCATCCCCAACGGCGGCAAGCGAAGCCGTGTCGAGGCCGCCATATTCAAGGGTCAGGGTGTGCGGGCCGGAATGCCGGATATCGGGATGGTGTTGCCGGGCGGCAAAGCGGCGTTCATCGAATTGAAGTCGCCGGGGCGGCCAGCAACGAAGAATCAGGTCCACACGATATTCCGGCTGCAAGACCACCGCGCCCTATGTGCTATCTGCGACAGCCTAGAAGCCGTGCAGGGCACTCTCGACGCCTGGCTCGGCCCCATTGACCGCCAGGGCGCGGCAAGGCGGGTGGCGTAGCATGGTGCCATATCAGGATTTCCTGGCCCGCAAGGCGGTTCGCGCCGAATCGCGAGGGATGGATAGTATCCCGCCGTTGGCTGACTATCTGTTCCCGTTCCAATCTCATTGTGTTGAATTCGCCCTACGCCAAGGCCGGACCGGCATTTTCCTGGACACCGGGCTCGGCAAGACCTTCGTGCAGTTGGAATGGGCGCGCCATGCAGAGGCCGCGTCGAACGGCCGCGCCTTGATCCTGACGCCTCTTGCCGTCGCCCGCCAGATCGAGCGCGAGGGCCGTGTGTTCGACTACCCGGTGCGGGTGGTTCGAGATCAGTCCGATGTGAAAGACGGTATCAGCATTTGCAATTATGACCGCCTCGACAAGTTGGATCTGGGCGCTTTCGGTGCTGTATCATTAGACGAGGCGAGCATTCTGAAATCATTCACCGGCAAGACGACCCGGGCGTTGATCGATTCGTTGTCCGACCACAAGTGGAAGATGGCGGCGACAGCGACGCCGGCGCCGAATGACCATATGGAGCTTGGTAACTACGCCGAATTTTTGAACACGCTTTCGGCTGTTGAAATGTTGTCGCGGTTTTTCATCAACGATACATCGACCGCCAGCCAGGAATGGCGGCTTAAACGGCACGGGGAGATAGCGTTTTGGGACTGGATGGCGTCCTGGTCGCGCATGGCCGAAAGCCCGGCCGATCTTGGCGACGATATTTCAGGCTTCGATTTGCCGGCGTTGAACGTCCACATACACCGTTCACGGGATAGCCAGATCAAGGCGAGCGACGGTGGATTGTTCGCGGCCGTCTCAATGAGCGCGACCACGATGCACGACGTGAAACGCCAGACGGTCAAGGCCCGAGCCGAAACGGCGGCCGCCTTGGTTAATGGCGAGCCCTGGGTTTTGTGGTGCGACACTAATTACGAAGCCGACGCCCTAAAGGCCGCGATGCCTGATGCAATTGAAGTCCGTGGGTCGCAATCCATTGATCAGAAGGAACAACTGCTTGATGCTTTTTCCTCGGGCGATGCCAAGGTCTTGATCGCCAAGCCCGCGATGTGCGGGCACGGGCTCAACTGGCAACATTGCGCGCGTATGGCGTTTGTAGGACGCAGCTATTCCTATGAGACTTACTACCAAGCCGTGCGGCGGTGCTGGCGGTACGGACAGAAGCATCCTGTCGCCGTTCATCTAATACTTGCCGAGGGGGAACGCGAAATCGGCCGAGTGATCGACCGCAAGGCCCGGGAGCATATTGAAATGAAGTCGGCGATGCTGGCAGCGATGGCGCGCAACAAAAGCGCGGCGTCTGACCGCAAGATTGCCTATGAACCGAACCACCATGGAGGACTGCCGCCGTGGCTAACATCCGATGCCTGAATTCCAATGAGGGAAAATCATGGGCGGCTTATCAAGGCGATTGCGTCGAGGTTATGCGCCAAATCCCCGAGGCGAGCATAGGATTTTCCGTTTACTCCCCGCCGTTCGGCTCGCTGTTCGTGTACTCCGAGAGCGTGGCCGACATGGGCAATTCCACCGACGCGGAATTCGCCGAACACTACGCATTCGCGGTCGCCGAGAAACTCCGCATCACCAAGCCGGGGCGCCTGACTGCGGTTCATTGCTCCGACCTCCCGATGACAAAATGGAAGGACGGCGCCGTCGGGATCAAGGACTTTTCCGGTCAGATTATCGCCGCTCACGAACATGCAGGATGGATCTACCACGGCCGCCGGACGATCTGGAAATGCCCGGTTGTCGAGATGACGCGGACCAAGCATGTCGGGCTCCTTTACAAGCAACTGCGTAAGGACAGTTCAAAATCACGCGGCGGGATGCCGGACTACCTTCTGACCTTCATCAAGCCGGGCGAAAACGAGAGCCCAATTGAGCACACGCCAGAAGATTTCCCGCTCGAACAATGGCAGGAATGGGCATCGCCTGTTTGGATGACGGTCAACCAGACGCGCGTTCTCAACGTAAAAGCGGCCAAGTCGGCGCACGACGAGCGACATCTTTGCCCGTTACAACTGGACGTAATCGAACGCGCATTGACCATGTGGTCGAACCCTGGCGACGTGATTCTCTCCCCCTTTATGGGCGTAGGGTCGGAGGGCGTCTCGGCACTCCACTTTGGCCGCAAGTTCGTCGGCATTGAATTGAAGGAGAGCTATTTCCAACAGGCCGGCCGCTACATGGAGGCAGAGGAAAATCAGCTTGATCTATTTGGTGACGCCGCATGATCCCCGATCCCGCCCCCGACTATGACCCGGACCTTAATTCCCATCGGTGCTGGTATCTTGCTATCGCGGCAATGCGACGGCGCTATCTGGCCGAGCACCCCGAGGAAGCGACGGAGGCGGACCGTGAATGACGCATTCCCCCACGGCTTCACGCCGTTCCCGGAGATCGGCGCCATCTCGTGGGATTGGGATTGGAGCGCCCGGCCGCCACAAAAGATGTCATACCCAAAGATGCACCATATTATCCGCCGCGTATTGGGGGCAGTGTGGTGGGAGGACGGTGGCCCATACCTCGTGACCCAGGCACAACTTGTCGGCCGTCAGCGCCATCAATTCATCGTCCGCGCCCGCCACGCGGTTTATTTGTTGGCCCACACGTTGACCCGACATTCATCGGTGGAGATCGGCCTATACTTCGGCGACAGGGACCACAGCACAATTTTGGTCGGCATCAAACGGGCCAAAGAACGCATGGCCCGCGAGCCCGCCTTCCGCGCCACCGTCGAGGCGATTGCGGAGGATATGGGGTGAGCGGAGCGCCGTCCATGCCCCTATTCTGCGGCGACTATATCGCCGATACCAAGCACCTGACGCTTGAGGAGCATGGGGCCTATCTCATGCTGTTGATGCTCTCATGGCGCTCGCCCGATGGCGTTCTTGATGATGACGACCGGCGGTTGGCCCGCATGTTGGGCGTAACAGAGCGGCGGTGGCAGTCCCAACTGCGGCCAGTGGTAGAGACGTTTTTCACCATAATTGACGGGAAATGGACACAAAAACGGTTGATAGTTGAACGAAAGTATGTAGAGGAAAGGCGCCTACAAAAGTCGCAAGCCGGGAAGGCTAGTGCGTTGAAACGACAACAGACTACATCAACGGACGTTCCAGTTCCGTCGCAACAGAACGGTCAACGGAAGGGCAACCCCCAACCCCAACCCCTTAAAGAAGGACCAGAAGCTAAAGCTTCTGAGGGCGTTCCGCCCGACGAAAATTTACTCGACCGGCCCGCGCACGTCGCCCCTGACTTGAAGGGGACCGTCTTCGGCGAATGCCTATCCGCCTTGGCCGCTTGGCTGGACAAGCCGCCGGACGGTTTGCGGTCGCTCTTGGGCCGGTGGTGTCGCGACCATGGCGAGGCGCGGGTCATCGCCGCATTCGGCACCGTGGACTTGCGGGCGGAGGGTGTCCCGGATGATCCGGTCGCATGGCTGGAAAACTGGTTCCGGACGCGGGCGCTAACGCCGGGTGATGCCGACGTGGTGGGGAAATCCCAACCGGCGTTGCTGGCGTGGCGTGGCCGGATGTTGCGGGAAATCGAGCGGCGACGGGGCAACGAGGAGGCCGAGCGGATTGGCGACGCCGTGACACGGGGAGAGAAATGGGCGACGGACGCGCTGTACGCCATCGACAGGCAAATGAAAGGAGCGGGGACATGAGCGAGACAGACGACGGCATTACCGGCGACGTGGACGCACTGACCAAGCGGCTATCACTGACCGAGGAGGAGACGATGGCCTCCAAGATAGCCGGGGTCACGATTATCGACGAGGCCCCGCAACGCGACGGCGGGCCGGCTTTCCCGCTACCGCCCATGGCGGAGGATACAGGCATGTCCCTTCGGCGGAGGATACAGGCATGTCCCTTCGCCAGTGGTACGCGGGCCAGGCATTGGCGGCGGTTTATGACAACGGCGGGCGGTACGGGCCGGAAGGCATGAAACAGGTTGCCGAATACGCCTTCAAAATAGCCGACGCCATGATAGCCGAGGGAGAATGAATATGGGCCGGGCGTGTGAATCGTGGCTGCGGATAGACAACGAGGACCACGAGAAGTTCGCTCGCGCCATGATGCGTTGTGAAAATGCGAGCGGGGAATGTTGCTATCAAGGCCGGTGCATTTTCGGCAACTGCTTCAGGCACCGAGATGGCGCCGAATTGCGTAATCTACGAAAGTGTGCTGGCGCACTTGGGTGCAGATTAGTGCGGGAGAAGGAACGATGAGCGAGATGGTGGAGCGGGTGGAGAGGGCGCTATGCAAGACTGGCCCACACGACCCGGACGAGATTGGGGCGAACGGCGGCCCATATTGGAAGCGGTATGAAGCCCAGGCCCGTGCCGCTATCGAGGCCATGCGGGAGCCGACCGAGGCGATGGGCCATGCCGGCGATGAAGCGGGCCATTGGTCTGACCACGATGCCGACAAAGTATGGCAAGTCATGATCGACGAGGCCCTGAAATGACCGACCGCATCGTCGAGGCCGTAAAGGCCGACCTGAGCCGGCGTTCGGAGAAGGGCAAGTTGAAGTACGGCGTTCACGTCGGCGACAACCCGCTGTCCCACCGCAAATGGCTGGAATATGCTTACGAAGAGGCCCTTGACATGGCCGTTTACCTGAAACGGGCGATGGAGCCATGAGCGACCGCATAGACGAGATACGGGCGCGATGGCGAAAGAACCGTACAGTCCCCAGCGTTGAGGAAAGTATTTACCTACTCGCCGTCGCCGAGGCGGCGCGGGATTTGCGACGGGCCAACCGGGATAGCTATATCGATGACACGCAGTTTGCCGCCCTGGAAGCGGCCCTGGACGCGGACGGGCAAGATAACCCCGTGCGTATGCGCGAAGCCGAGGAGGACAGGGATTGACGATCTTTGACGACATCAACCCGCCGCCGGCGCGGCCCCGATGGTGGGTTTACTTATTGGCGGCTATCGTCGTCGCCCCGCCGATAATCGCCGTCGCGGCAATCGTCGGGATGATCCTTCAATGGATGGCCGGGGTGTTCGGATGATTTGGGTCGCGTCCTATCCGAAGTCCGGCTCGACGTGGGTCCGGGCATTTCTGGCGAACTTGCTCCACGGCGGCGCCGAACCGTTGCGCCTGCAACAAATCGTGGACTTGTGGAAGGTCTACCACAAGGACGTGGGCAACCTAGCGGACGGCGACATGGTGAGGATACACCGCTTGCCTCATGGCCTGACCATCCCGCCGCGCACCGTCTACATCGTCCGCGACCCCCGCGACGTTGCCGTGTCCTGGGCCGCCCATTACGGCGTGACGATAAGCCGGGCGATCAGGACGTTGAACAGCAAAGAACCGATGGCGCCGCGCGCCGACCGCGTTGTGACCCCACCGGCCAAGACGGCGGACGGGTCATGGTCCGGGCACGTCAAGGCGTGGACAAAAAACACCGTCGTACCTTCGGGTTTGGTAATGCGATATGAAACCATACTTGGCAATCGGAACGGCCTAGCATTTAACCTGATCGCGTCGGTTCTTGCTCCCGGTTTTGACCGCAAACAATTTGCGCGCGCCATCGACCATTCCCGGTTTCACGAACTACAGGCGCAAGAGGACCGCGACGGGTTTGCCGAACGGCCGCCGTCGTGCAAGCGTTTCTTTCGGCGCGGCCAGGCGGGCGGCTGGCGCAACGTGCTGACCAAGCCCCAGGCGCGCAAGATCGAAACCGTCAACCGTGCCATGATGGAACGGTTCGGATATCTTGACAAATCGAACGAATAGGCGGAAAGTTTTTCCAATGCCCTGCACTGAGTTTTACCGCTGTCCCTTCCTACTGCGACCGCGCGGCCCGGTCCGCATACGGCCTTCCTGTCCCGGCGCGACAGCGGCGCCCCTAGCGGGCGGATATTTGAATGCCGAAGGAAGGCAAGGCCGCGAGGCGACGGAGGCGCGGTAGGTGAACTGGCTTCTTGGTGCGATAGTGTATTTCGGCATCGCCGCCGGCGTGGTGTTCGGGATCCTGGTCATAACGGCGGTGGCCTTCGATATAGGACGGACCTATTGGGCTTGGTCAGAACGGCGGCGCGTCAACCGGGACCTATCCCGCCCATGATTGACCCGGCCGACCTTGCGATGCAAAACCTCGACCTTGCCTCGACGATTGACGGCAACGGGCAACTGCACAATCCCGGCGAGATTATGGAATTGTTGATGCTCAACGCCGAGACGTTGGAGAACATGGCGACGCGCCCGGCGGCCGAACCGGAAGGCGACAACCCGCCGGTTGCGGAGTTCGTATCCGCCGCCGACGCCCGTGTCGAGATTGCCGCGCTGCGCGGGTTTTACGATCTATTCACGCCCGTCCGGCATGGCCGCGACTTGGCGGGCCTTGACCCGAAGATGGGGCCGCCGGACATGGCCCGACAATGGCTGTCCGTGAAGGCGGAAGGCCGCAACGTCGCCTTGGCGGAAATCGTCAACATCGCCGTGCGGATTGCCGAAACCTGGGAAGCGGTAACGCCCGATACGGTCAAGCCCGTGATGCCGGAAACGGTGCGCGTGGGGCGGATAATGGGACCGGCGTCGCGCAACGAAGGCGACGACGAAAAGGTAGTGTACAAGCCGTTAAGCGGGGCGGACCTTACGTCGTTCCAACAGGCGCAGTTGCGGCTGTCATCGGCGCCGCCGGACCTGGGCGCTTGCGACGACAACCGGATACGCGGGCTGATATTCGCGCTTGTGATGGCGGTCACGGCGGCGGAGCCGGGCTGATGCCCGGACGGACACCGCCCGGCTCGTCGGAACGGGCGCAGCGGCTCGAAATCATCGACAGGTACGAAGCCGGCGAAAACGCGGCGGCGATAGCTAAGGCGGTCAAGGCCACCGCCCGCCGCGTGACCAATATTGTCCTTCATCACGAACGATCAAAAAGGGGGTTCGCCGATATCAAGAAGGCGCGGGCGTTCCTTTACGGCGAACGGGTGTCGATCAATGCGGCTCACGTCGAGGCGAGCGAGGCGGGCGATACCGACGCCAGCCGGGTTCGCCTAGCGGCGTTGAACGATATCGCCAAACAGGTCGGGGCGGACGCGCCGACACGCACCGAAATTGACGGCCCCATTGAACTCACTATCGTCAAATATGCCGAAACTAAGGCTCCCGAATAACTGGAATCCCCGGCCGTACCAACTCGCGCTGTGGAACTACTTGGAACGCGGCGGGAAGCGGGCCGTCGGCGTATGGCACCGACGCGCCGGCAAGGATGACGTGATCCTTCACTGGACGGCGGTGGCGGCGCAACAGCGTGTCGGGAACTACTGGCATATGCTCCCAATCGGCAAGCAAGCGCGCAAGGCGATTTGGGACGCGGTAAACCCGAAAACCGGGTTGCGCCGGATTGACGAGGCATTCCCGCCGGCCTTGCGGTCGGTGACGCGGGACCAGGAGATGTTGATCCGGTTTACCAACGGTTCGACGTGGCAAGTGATCGGGTCGGACAACTACGATTCCCTTGTCGGGTCGCCGCCCATCGGTATCGTGTTCTCGGAATGGGCATTGGCGGACCCGCAAGCCTGGGCATACCTCCGCCCGATCCTGGCGGAGAATGACGGTTGGGCCGTGTTCATCTACACGCCGCGCGGGCGGAACCACGGGGCGACGTTTTACGAGACGACCCTTGACGACGAACACTGGTTCACCGAACGGTTGACGGCCGACGAGACGGACGTATTCACGGCGGAACAGTTGCGCGTTGAACGGACGGAATACCTCCGCGAATTCGGCCCGGATGACGGCGAAAGCCGGTTCTTGCAGGAATACTATTGCGACTTCAACGTCGCCATGGTCGGGTCCTATTATGGCCGTATGCTCGCCGACGCCGAACGGGACGGGCGCCTGACGGACGTACCGCATGACCCGAACGCCAACGTCGAAACATGGTGGGACCTGGGCGTCGGGGATTCGACGGCGATATGGTTTGTTCAACGGGTCGGGGTGCAATACCAGTTCATCGACTATTACGAATCCCACGGTCACGGCTTGCCGCACTATGCCCGGATGTTGCAGGAAAAGGCGGCGGCCGGCGATTGGGTTTGGGGCGAACATGTCTGGCCCCATGACGGCGCTGCGCGGGATTTATCCACCGGGCAATCGCGGGCGGATACGATGAAGGGGCTGGGGTTTCCCATTCGCGTGATGCCGCGCGAGGCCGTTGACGAAGGGATACACGCCGTCCGCCGGCTGTTGCCTATGGGATGGTTCGACAAGACGGCTTGCAAGGAAGGCATTGAGGCGTTGCGGGCGTACCGCCGGGAATGGGACGAGAAAAAGCGCGCGTTCCAAGATCGGCCGATGCACGATTGGGCGTCCCACGGGGCCGACGCGATACGGACGGGCGCGCTCTACCGGCCGCCACGGAAGGGGAAGCGCCCGCCGCGCCGGATTGACGATTTGCCGGAAAGTCACCCGGCGCGGGGGATTGTATGAGCGGGCGTTATCAGGGCCAGCAACAATACATGTTCAGTCTGTTCAAGGCCGGCCATTCCGTGCGGTACGTTGCCCAGCTGTGCGGGATTTCCTACAACCACGCGTCCAATACCCGCGCCGCCATGCGCTTGCCGCCGTATAGCAAGGCAACGGACCCGGTTATCGGGATATTGCGCGCCCGGCCGGACGGCAAGGCGGAATACCGCGCCGGCGGTATACGGCTGTCGGCTGGGGCGGGGACGCGCCCGGCCAACTGTCGGTATCCGTTATGGGGGATAGACGAAACGTCGGGCGAATATTGCGGGGCGCCGACGGCCAACGGCGGGCCGTATTGCGCGGCCCATCACGCGGTGTGCTATTACCGCCCTTGCAAAGCGGCCAAAACGTAAGCAACCTTTCGCCGACGAATTCCCGCGACTTGTCCGAAAGGCTTTTCCCATGGCGATGATTCCGTTGCAAGACATGGCGGCGTTGACCCTCGAAATCCGGTCGCGCAACCCGGCGACCCCGTTGGACGTTCGCGTTGCCGGCAAGCCGGTCGCGGCCGGCGCCATGGCGGCGATCTACAACGAAGGCGGCGCGATGGTCCTGGATATCGGCGGCGCCGAACCGGATTTCAGCCAACCCAAGGGCACGGGGAGCGACTTATCGTCCGCCGGCGAACACGCCGTCGAGGCGAAGGCCCCGGCCGCGCCCAAGGCGAAGGCGAAGAAGGCCAAAGCGGCATGACCGCCGACAAAACCGCCGTCGAAAGATTGCGGATAGGGTGGTTGGGGGACGCCCAAAAGCGGTTGGTGAAAGACGCCGTTCTCGAATTGGACGCCCGGATAGCGGTCATGGAAACAACCATCTTGGGACCGTCCGCGAAGAAGCCCGGCCGCCCGCGCAAGGCGGAAACCACGGACCCGGATATGACGGCGACGGCGGGGAATAGCGAGTCCGCCTAAATGGCCTACCGGGACAACGCGGGCAACCATGGGCGCGTCAACCGGCCGCTTACGGACGACGAACTCAAGAATATCCTGCAACGCCAGGTGGACGCCGCGATAGGGCACGTCGGCGGCGAAATTACGTCCGATAGGCGGAAGCTGCTCGAACAGTATCGGTCGGAACCGTACAATATCGAGGTCGAAGGCCGGTCCCAAGTCGTCACGTCGGATATGTTCGACACCATCGAAGCCATGATGCCCGATTTGATGGAGGTATTCACGGCCGGCGATAAGGTCGTCGAGTTCGTTCCGCAAGAACGCGGCGACGAAAAGTTTAGCGAACAGGCGACCGACTACATCAACTTCATCGTGATGCGCGACAACCCCGGCTGGACAATCCTTTACGATTGGTTCAAGGACGCGCTGGTTCAAATCAACGGCTTCGTCAAGGTCTATTGGTCCGACCGCGAGGAACGGAAAACCTACCGCTATTCAAACTTGTCGGCCGACGACCTGGCCTTACTGGTCGAAGACGACGAGGTTGAAGTCGTTTCCCAAGACGAAGGCGTGTCGGACGATTTGACGCGCGTTGCCGACGAACTTGGGATCGACCTTGAAGGGCAGAAGATCGGGGATATCGAGGCGTTCGTCGAGGCCAACGTCCCGGAGGAAATTCGGCCGACCGTCCGTGTGTTCAACGTTGAGTGCGTTCGCGCCATGAACAAGGGCCGTGTCGTCGTCGAACCGATCCCGCCCGAAGAACTGATAATCGCCCGGAGGTCAAAGACCACGGACGATAACAACTTCATCGGCCACAAGGTCCGCAAGACTGAAAGCCAGTTGATCGAGGAAGGGTTCGATCCGGAACTCGTCCGGTCAATCCCGTCGTTCGACGAATCGGAGTTCAATTCGGAACGGGTATCGCGGTTCAGTCGGGACGACGAATACCCTTACGAAGACGACAGCCCGGACGCGACGACGCGCCCGATTTGGGTTATCGAATGCTACCTCAACGTGGATTTCGACGGCGACGGGCTGGCCGAATACCGGAAAATTATCGTCGCCGGCGGCGAATACACTATCTTGTACAACGAAGAAGTCGCGCGCAATCCGTTTTGTTCGGTCACGCCGATCCGCGAACCGCACAAGTTCTTTGGCCGCGCCTTCGCCGAACTCGTCGCCGATTTGCAGCTAATCAATACGATAATCTGGCGCCAGGTTCTCGACAACATGTACCAATTGAACAACGCGCGGACGGTCATCAACGAACGCATCGACATGGACGATATGTTGTCCAACATCATCGGCGGGACGGTTCTCGCGGAAGGTAGCGCCCCGGTCGGCGACGCGGTGATGCCCCTGGTGACGCAGCCCATTGGGCCGATGGCGTTGCCGCTGATTGAACACGTCCAGACGCAGCGCGAAACGCGAACCGGCGTGACGCGATACAGCCAAGGGCTTGACGCCGATTCGCTCAACAAGACGGCCACCGGGATTTCCCGGATCATGGCGCGGACGCAACGGCGCATCCAACTGGTCGCCCGCCTGTTCGCCGAGAGCGGCGTCAAGGACCTGTTCAAAAAGACGCTGGCGGAGGTCATCGAACACCAGGACGAGGCGCGAGCCGTCCGCCTTCGCGGCAAGGAATGGGTCGATTTCGACCCCCGCGAATGGAACGCGGACATGGACCTGATCGTCAACGTCGGGCTGGGCTACGGGACGCCGGAATCGCGCCAGGAAGGGGCCAACGCGATCATCCAGTTGCAACGCGGGATCGTCGAATTGCAACAAGGTATCGAAGGCCCGTTCGTGATGCCGCACCATGTCAGCAACGGATTGGAAGCGGTGGTGGAAGGGTTCGGCTTCCGCAGCGCGGAGCCGTATTTCGCCCGCGTCAAGGAAGGGACGCAGTTGCCGCAGAAGCAACCGCAGCCCGACCCGGCGATGATGAAGATTCAAGGCGATTTGGAGGCGAAGAAGGCCGAGTTGCAAATGAAGCAAGCGGAGGTCCAACAGAACGCCCAGATCAAGCAGGCGGAGGCGGCGCAAAAGGCCCAACTGGAAACCGAGAAGATGCAGTTGGAACACCAACGCGATATGGAAAGGATGCAGGCCGAAATCGGCATGAAACGCGACGAAATGGCCGCCCGCATAGCGATGGAACGCGAACTTGCCGAGCAACGCCTCGCCATCGACGCCGGCAAGACGGCCGCCGATATCGACCTTGCCAAGCGCAAGGAGGAAACCGACATGGCGATTGCGCTGGCGAAACAGGAGCACGAACACGAACATTAGCCCGCGCCGCTTGACGTTTCCGAAAAACGTAAGCAACCTTGCCGGCGATATCTCACGAAAGACCGTAAACCAAGCGGAAGGAGAAACCACCATGCCAAAGGGTATGAAGTACAAGAACGCCAATTCCTCGCCACGAGGCGGGGGAAAAGTCGCCAAGGCCGCCAAGTCATCCGGCGGCGGCGGGCGTTCGCTAGCCGGCGATTACGGCACGGCCACGGCCGGCGGAACCGGTCTGCGAAGCCCCGAATACGGGTCCAATGCCCGCGTCCGGGAAACCCGATTACCGGCGGGCGGTTGTCCGCGCGGTAGCAAGACCCCGAATTTCAAGAAACGGATGAAAAGCGGTTACTAAGCCATGATCCCGACGACCGCCCAGGACATCGCGCACGTCACCAACGATAAGTCGCTGCGCGATATCGAACAGGCGAACCGCGATCACTTGCGGGTCGCCGAGGCGGCGAAGGGAATTCTGGACGATCCGTTTTTCAACCAGGTTATGGATGACCTGGAAAAACAAACCGTCGCGACGTGGGAAAATTGCGATAACCCGGTAGACCGGGACCGCTTACACGTCACGATCCGGGTGTTGAAGGTCATTCGCCGGGCTTTCAAGACGTATACCCAGGGCGCCGAAACCGCCCGCTTGGCGATTGAACAAATCACGGAAAAAAGAAAGAACTTGAATGGCTGACACGATGCCCGATAACCCGACCGTACCCGTGGCGGGACCGGGACCGCATGGCATCGAAGCAGCCGCCAAGGCTATCGCCGCCAAGATTGCGCCGGACCGGGGAACGCCCCCGACAATCGGCCCTGGCGACGAACCTGAGTCGGACAATCGCGCTCCTGCCAAGCCGGAAGGCGACAAGCCTGCCGGCAAGGCCGTTGCACCGGACCCGACACAGACGCCGGCCAAGGAACCCGAGCCCGAGTTTACGGACGCGGATTTCGACGACGCGCCGGCCGCCGACGACCCCGCAACCGCAACCGCGCCAGACGATGGACCGCCGACCACCTTCGATGCCCTAGCCACCAAGGCCGGCATCACGCTTGACAACTTGCTGGACATGACGATTACCCGGCAAGTCAACGGCAAGGACGAGGCGATAACCATCCGCGAGGCGCGGGACGGCAATCAGCGGTTGGAGGATTATCGGCAGAAAACGGCGGAACTTTCCGAACAAGGCAAGGCGGCCCATCAAGAACGGGCGGCCGTGCAAGCCGAACGACAGCACTACGCACAAAACCTTGAACCGTTGGTCGCGGAACTTGGCGAAATGGTGAGGGCCGAAGATGCCTATCTCCAACAGCTTCTTGCCGAGGACCCGACCGAATACCACCGCCAAAAAGCCTACGTCGATCAACGCAAGGAAAGACTTGCGGCGGCGGCGGCCGAACAACAGCGCATCGGGGAGCGCCACGCGCAAACCCGACAGGCGGAACTAAGCCAGGATATCGAACGCAACGCGTTGGAACTTATCCAGGCCGTCCCGGCGTGGGGCAAAGACCCGGCCATAGGCAAGAAGGAAATTGCCGAGATCAAGGACTTCGCGGCTAAGACCTACGGTTTACCGCGTGAGAGTATCGACGCCGAATATCGCTCCGGCGCCATTCTCGCGGCCCGTGACGCCATGAAGTACCGGAAGTTGGTCGAGAACCGGGACAAGCGAGTCAAGGAAGTGCGAACGAAGCCCAAGTCGGTACGGGCGGGGGCCGCCGAAAGGCCCGTGACCGCCAACGAGGGCAAGGTGCGAAAGGCCCGAGCCGCCCATTCGAAGACGGGTTCGGTGGAAAGTCTCGCCGCTGTGTTGAGAGCCCGAATGCAATGACCCACAAAGGAGTGACTTCCCATGGGCGTTCCCACAAACACATTTGAGACGTACGCCGCAATCGGCGAACGTGAAGACCTCGCGGACGATATCTACAACATCGCCCCGACGGACACGCCGTTGCTCAACAGCATCCCGCGCGTGGACGCGACGTTCATCACCCACGAATGGCAGACCGACACCCTGTCCGGCGCGACCCAGAACATCGTGGCGGAAGGCGACGACGCCACCACGGACGCCGCGACGGCGACCACACGGTTGTCGAACACAACCCAGATTTCGGACAAGGTGCCGCGTGTGTCCGGGACCGTCCAGTCCGTGGCGAAGGCGGGCCGGCGGGACGAGCTTTCCTACCAGATCGCCATCCGCGCCAAGGAGCTCAAGCGCGATATGGAAAACGACCTGTGGCTTAACAATATCATCGTCACGGGTTCGTCCGGCACGGCGCGGGAACTTGGCGGGATGCCGACGTGGATCGCCACCAACTATAGCGGCGGGACGGGCGGTTCGGCCGGCGCCACCGGCACAACGGCGGCGACCAACGGGACCCAACGGGCGTTCTCGGAAACCCTGTTGCAAGCCCAGATCAAGAATTGTTGGGACGCCGGCGGCGACCCGGATACGGTCTACCTAGGCTCGTTCAACAAGCAAGTGATGTCCACGTTCACCGGCAACGCAACGCGGTACAAGGACAGCGACGACCGCCGTTTGCAGGCCGCCATCGACCTCTACGATTCCGACTTCGGCACCATGGAGGTGATTCCCGACCGTTTCATGCGGGCGCGTGATTGCTTCCTGGTCGAAACCGAGTTGCTGGCCGTGGCCTACCTCCGCGAATTCCGCTACTGGGAATTGGCGAAAACCGGCGACAGCGAGCGGGTCCAGTTGCTCGTCGAATACACCATGGAAGTCCGCAACGAGGCCGCGCACGGGTTCATCGCCGACCTCACCACGTCGTAAGCGGGGAAACGGAAAGGAGACATCGCCATGCGAAACTTCCTGAAATCCCTGCTCGTTCTCGCGTTGCTGGTGTCCGCCGGCACGGCATACGCGAAATGGCAACTGCGCCATAACGCCGACGGCACGTCGGATTGGGTCCGGGCCGGGCCGTCCTTGGAACAAGAGACGTTCGCGGTCGGGCGGCACTTCCTTACCGTCCGGCTGACGGACGTGTCTCAATACTCCACGACCTACGTTCCGGTCGATGTGACCAACGCCCAGATAACCCTGGTGCAATCGGTCATGCTGGACAACATCGGGACGGCGGACGCGCTGATCCAGATTACGATCATGCGCGACGCGACGGCGTATGCCAACGTGTCCAACGGAACCGCCCATATGACGATTGCGAACCTTGCGGCGGGCGACGAAGTTGGCATCTTGGACACCTACACGCCGGTTCGGTTGACCGACAACAACCATCTACACACCGGCGACGTTATCGCCATCTCGTCCGACGGCGGGCCGGCGGCGGATAACGGCAGCGCGGCGGCGCAGTTCACGATCACTATCGAGCCGAAATAATGTATTGGGTTGGGGGCGCCGCTTTCGCGGCGGCGTCCCTTACCTTCTTGATTTATACGGCTGACCCGACGGTGCCGCGATGGGCCGCGATATTCACCTTCACGATTATTCTCTTGCTCGCCGGCACCGGTTGGCTATACCGCGCCCGGCCCACCTTCCGGCCGTTCGATTGGGCGCTCTTGGCCTTGCTAGGCTGGATCGCCCTGTCGGTTACGTGGTCCTCGGATTACCGTCAAGGATTGCTCGAATTGCAAAGGGCGGTCGCCCTTGGCGTTCTCGTGTTTGCGTTCTCAAGGGCTTCGCCGGAACGTTTGGCAACCTGGATCCCGGTATGCGCCAATCTGACCCTGTTGGCCGTGATGCTTTTGTACGCGGCCCGGCCGGGTATATCCGGCGGGTTCGGCAACTCGAATTGGCTCCTGGAATGGGTGGCAATTACCTTGCCGTTGGCCGCTTGGGCGATAGTCCGCCGGCCGATGGGCTGGGCGGCCATCCCCGCCGTCGTCTTGGGCGGCTGGCACGTCGCAACGTCCGGGTCCAACGCGAAATGGCTGTTGCTCGCCGTCCCCGTCGTTTGCGCGGTCCCTTGGCTTGTGCGCCGCCGGCAATGGTTCGCCCTGGCGGTCCTGGCGCTAGTCGTCGTCAACGGCGCGCTCTGGATGGGGGCCTTTGGCGACCCCAGGGCGTCCGTGCTGGCCCGCGCCGAAATCTGGATCAACACGGCGGCAATCTGGTCAACGGCGCCGTGGGTCGGGGTTGGCCTCGGCGGGTTCGATTGGAATTACGATCTGTTCCGCGAATTCCATATGCCGTACTTGGGTACGACGTTGATGGAACGGCTGGCGATAGACGCGGGCCTGGCTCACAACGAATTGTTACAGATTGTTTCAGAAATCGGGTTGGTCGGCCTGGCCCTGGCCGTGATTTGCGTCTTGTTCATGGGCCGCGCCGGGGGGCCGCCGGCCGTGACCCTGGCCGTGGCCGGGGTGCTCTCAATGGTCGGGTTCCCGCTTCACTTCCCGTCCAGCGCGTTCGTCATCATGGCGGCGGTGGGGTTGCATGTTTCGCGTTCTAGCCCTCATCCCTTTGTTGTTAGCGGCCTGGATTGGTTGGGCCGTGCCGCAATGGTATTTGTCCCAAGCGTATATCTCGAACACGCGCGTTTTGCTGGAAAACCACGACTTGCCGGACCCGGCATGGATAGCGAATGTGAAGGCGGTCGCTACTTGGGACTGGGACGGACAGACGCGGAAGCAACTTATGTTGACCCTGGGCCGGTTGATGGCAAAATCCGGGCTTTGTACCGACTCCAAGAGGAAATGCGTCGCCGTATCGCCCGGCGCGGCGGACAAGGCATATCGGATTGCCGCGACGGCGGCGCCCCACGCCCCCGCCTTGTTGATAACGCGGGCGGAATACCTGATAAACTCCAACCGATGGCGCGAACCGGAAATGGCGACGTTGATGGCGCGGGTTCAACAAATCGCGGCGGCTCAACCGGAAATGTGGATGGCCGAAACCCTCTACGCCAATCTACTCGGCGACGCCGCCCGGATGACGGAAGCGATCCGACGGGGCCTCGCCTTGCCGAACGGCCAACGGTTTCAAAGACTTGTTGAAAGGTTAGAACAATGACGCGAATCAAGATAATCCTTGCGGCGATGCTGGTGGCCGTAGCGTTGCCGGCGGCGGCGCAACAAGGCGAGCCGCTAAGGCCGGTCAAGACCCAATGGCTTGACTATCACAATACGTCGCTCAACGCGACGGACAGGACCGGCGAATTCATCCGGCACTTGCGTTTGATGTGTACGACGGCCTGTTACGTGGCGATTTCATCGAGCCAAGAAATATCAGCGGACGCGACATCGGCGGCGTCGGCGGAATCGACGACATCGTTTTCGCTCCCGGCCAACGTGCCCATGCTGGTCTTAGCGCCGGGCCTTGCCATTGTCTCGGCCATCCAGGAATCGTCGGGCGGCATCCTATTTATAACGGAGATGAGCCGGTGAACAACCGGTTGAAGTAAAAGGATTATTTAAGGTGGCGCGGTAATGGCACAACGGCGACTATTCGACGCGCACGGCGGGATCGTCACGACCTTCGAGTATGACGAAAGCAACGATTCGTTCGCCTTGAACGATACCCAAAACGCCGGGCCGTACCTGGCGCAGAACGCCCGGACTCGGGCCGATAGCGTTCCGACCGGGAACTTCCGGATGAAGGGGTCCATCCCGTTCGTCTTGTTGCGCTATCTGTTGAAGCAACGCGGGTTGACTTACTACCAGTTCCGCCGCCTGGGCCGGCGGGAGCGGGACGCGATCTTCTACAAGATTTTGCAAGACCGGGACACCTACAAATTGCGGACGGCCGAGCCGACGCGCAAAGCCAGTTACACGGGGGCCGGGCCGGCGCTACTGTTGCCGGGGGCGTAGCCGATGGCGATCAATACCTTCACCCTATTGCGGAGCGCGATATCCAACTGGTTGAAGCGCGATAGCAATCAGGTCGCGGATGACCGCCTAAAGGAATTCGTGACCCTGGCCGAAGACCGCATCTATACCGATTTGCGGGTCCGGTCGATGGAAGCCCACATCGACTTGCGCCTGACCGCCGCGACGACGGTATCGACCGTTTCCGGGACGAACACCGTCTTGTTGACCCCATCGACGGCGGCGACGGCCTATACCCTGGGCGACCGCTACAACTTTGAATTGGCGGGGACCAATACCGGCGCGGTCAACGTCAACATATCGTCCCTTGGCGAAAAGGACGTAAAGAAGGGCGAGGACGCGGGCGACGAACTTGAAAACGAGGACTGGATCGACGGCAATACCGTGGAGATCGTCTATGACGGGACCCAGTTCGTGTGGGTCCCCCGTGGCGGCTATCCGTTGCCGTCCCGGTACGTCGAACAACGGCGCGTCTATCTCGACGTGGACGGCAACAAAAAACTGGACTACATGACGCCCGAACAATTCTGGATTCGCAAAGGTTCGTCCGAAACCGCACAACCGAAAATGTACACCGTCGAAGGGCCGTACATAATTTTCTCGCCTTTGATGGACAAGGAATACTTCGGCAAGTTCTTGTTCTTCCGCCGGTTCGCGGCCCTATCCGCCGATAGCGACACCAACTGGATTCTGACCAACGCGCCGGGGATTTATCTCTACGCCTCCTTGGTCGAGGCCCATTCGTTCCTGGCGAACGGGATGCGGGCGTTGGAATACGCGACGTTGTACCAAGAACGGATTGACGCCCATAGCAACGCCTTCAAGGCCGGGCGGTTCCCGCGTGGCCGGTCGCAGATACGTTCGGAAGTGGCGGTAGCCTGATGCCCCAATTCTACGCCCCGCCGCCAAAATCCCTCGCCGCTCGGTTGGCGGCGATCCGCCCGATATTGGCGGACAGCGACGTACCGGGGCCGGTCCTGGAATTTGAATCCTTCGAGCCCGACCGCGCGCCCCTTGGTTCGCCCGGTTCGCCGACGTTGACGAACGGCGTTCCCGTCCCGGACGGGTTCGGCCCGCAGGCGGATTTCAGCGCCGACACATCAACGGCGCTTGACGGACGGGCGCGGGGGTTGTCGGCGGCGCAGAATTCGGAAGGCGTTGTGTTCGTTCATGCCGGCGACGACAAGAAACTCTATTATATCAACGCGGCGGCGGAAGTGTCCAACGTATCGAAGTCCGGCGGATATGACGGCGCGGACGACGGCGGTTGGGAATTCACCCTCGATAACCTGACCGTGATTGCCACGAATTACGAAGACGCAATCCAATCGTTCACCCTTGGCACGTCCACGTTGTTCGCCGACCATATTACGTCCACGAACAAGCCCAAGGCGCGGCACATTGATATCGTGCGCGATCAATTCCTGGTCATGGCGAACACGAACGACACGACCGACGGCGTGAAGCCGTCCCGTGTTTGGTGGTCGGCGGCGGGGGACACCACGGACGCGGACCCGGACGCCGCGACGCTTTGCGACTTCCAAGACGTGAAGGGCGCGGGTTGGGCGCAGAAGGTAGTCGGGGGCGTGGAATACGGGCTGGTGTTTTTCGAGAACGCCATTGAACGGATGGATTTCGTCGGGGGCGGCGAGATTTTCAGCTTCAACCGGATTGACCGCAAGCGCGGCACGGAAATCCCCGGCAGCGTCATCGCCCAGGGCCGCCGCGTATTCTACCATTCCCCGGAAGGCTTTATGATGACCGAGGGGACGGGCGAGAGCATCCCCATCGGCCATGGCCGCGTCGATAAGTGGTTCGACGACCAGTTCGATTTGCAGTACCGCTCGCGCGTCACGGCGGCAATCGACCCGCTCCGCAAGTTGGTGTATTGGGGATTTCCCGGTACGGGTTCGTCGGGCGGTACGCCGAATATCCTGGCGATCTATAACTACGTCGAGGACAAATGGGGCGAGGCCGAAATCACTCACGAAATCCTGTTGCGCTCGATGACGCAAGGATTGACCCTTGACGGTTTGGACACGATATCGACCGACCTTGACGCGCTTGCCTTTAGCCTCGATTCCCGCGCCTGGTCCGGCGGCACGTTCAAGTTGGCCGGCTTCAATACGTCCAACCTGTACGGCTTCTTTGACGGGGCCAACTTGGCGGCGACCCTGACGACCGGGGAAAAGATGCTCAACCCCGGATACTTCACCCGGACAACCGGAATGCTTCCGATGGTTGACGCCGCCGCGTCCAATATCACGGGGGCCATCGGCGGGCGCAACCGGACCGTCGATAGCGTTTCGTTCGATACGGCGCAATCGCTCAACACGGACGGCATCATCCCGGCGAACAATTCAAGCCGGTACGTCCGGGGGCGAATGATCGTCGCGGCCGGCGCGTCGTGGAACCACGCCCAGGGGCTTGAACTCCTAACGACACGCGAAGGCGTCTACTGATATGGCAATCACGTCCCCCCGCGCAACGGCGATCCGGGGCCATTCCGTCCCCGCCTTCTGGCGTGTCCGGGGCATGGAGGATTTGGGCGAATGGTTGCGGCAAATCGCGCTCGGCGTGAACCAGATTTTGAACACGGGCGCGGCCAATGCCAAGGGGGCCGTTACCCTAACGGCCAGCACGACGACGACGACGCTTTCCGACCGCCGGCTAGGCGGCAATTCCAAGGTCATGTTTTCGCCGACGACGGAGAACGCACGGGCGGCCGGCGTTCCCGCCGTTACCGCCAAGGACCAATACAGCGCTACGTTGACGCACACGAACACCGCCGCCACGGACAAAACGTATGACTACGTTATCTTTAATTGATACGCGCGACGCGAACGAACTATACGCGGACCCGCGTTTGCTCCCGGTTATCGACCGGGCGCTTAAGGACCACCCGTCCCATGACATCGGGTCGGTATCACGCGGGATTGCGGAAGGGCGGTTTCAATTCTGGCCCGGCGCCAAGTCGTTCATGGTGACGGAAATCGTCCAATACGAAAAAGCCCGTGCGATCCAGGCGTGGCTCGCGGCGGGCGATTTGGACGAATTACTGGCAATCGGGGCGAAGGTGGAAATATGGGGCCGGGACCGAGGCTGTACCCGCGCCGAAATAGCCGGGCGGCCCGGTTGGGGCCGTGCGTTGCGGGACAAGGGCTATGAACATTATACTACCGTCTTGACGAAGGAATTGTGACATGGGCAACCCATTCAAAGGCGGCGGCAGCGGCGGCGGCGGAGATGTCAGGTACATCACGCAGAAAACCACCAGCGATCCGTGGGGGCCGCAACAGGACCCGCTCAAGTTCGGTTTCGGCCAAGCGCGGGATATTTATGAGTCGGGGGTTCCGCAATATTATCCGGGAAGCACGGTCACTCCCATGGCACCGCAGACAGAACAGGCGTTGCGCATGACCGAGAACCGGGCACTGGCCGGCAATCCGCTGTTGGGTGCGGCACAGACTCAAGCACAAAGCACTCTGCAAGGTGGAGGTATGACCTCCCCGGCTACCGGCTATTATCAGAATGTGATGGGCGGTCAATATCTCAACCAGGGCAATCCCTACACACAAGGACTTATTGATCGCGTGACCGGCGACGTGTCGCGTTCCATTGATACTTCCCGGTTGGGTGCTCGGCGGTTCGGTTCGCCCGGACATGCGGAGGCGATCTCGCGGGGCGTCTCGGGCGCCGTGGCACCCTTGCTGTTTGGACAATACGGGCAAGAGCGCGGCATGCAACAGCAGGCGGCGGCCGGTCTCAGCGGTGAGTACGGAGCCGAACGCCAACGCCAAATGGGGATGATTGGTGCCGCGCCGGGGCTGGCGGCGGCCGATTACGCGGACCCCCAACAGTTAGCGGCGGTCGGGGCGGGCCGCGAAGCGCAATCGCAGGCTGAGCTTGCCGATCTCGTCAATCGTTGGAATTTCAACCAGAACCTCCCGGCGGAGAAACTGGGTCAGTACATGTCGTTGATCGGCGGTGGGTATGGTGGGCAGGGCATGTCAACTTATCCCGTGACATCGAGCCCCGGACAATCATTTCTCGGCGGCGCGTCCATGGGCGCCGGCATCGGTTCCATGCTTGGCCTGCCCGGTTGGGGCATAGGCGCGTCCGCTCTCGGCGGCGGAATGTTGGGAATGTATTGAGCCATGAGCATCTTTGGCATCCCCGCGACACCCTACGGCAATCCGCCCGCGTGGTATGGGGTCGAACAATATCTTGAGGATTATCCGGGGTTGGAAGCAGCGTTTCAGGCATCGACCAAGGCGCCGCCGGGGCTTTACGATGTGCCGGAGATTGCGAGCGTGGAACCGGAAGCACCCGTTGCACCAACGCCTGAGCCGGTCACGCCGCCTATTCTGTGGCCGGAGAGCGACGATGGCAACGGCGGCGACGATTACGAATGGACCAATCCAGTAGAAGGTTGGACAGGGGGCGATCCGGCGATATTGAATGCGCCTGGCGGATACAATTTCCAAGATACTGGTTTAGGCCGTGGGCTGAATGCGCAAGGTCTTTTTGGCGGTCTAATAGATGCTGGTATTAGTCAAATTCCGGGAATAGGGCAACTTTATGCGGCCGCGAATATTGGTTCTCGGATAGGCAATCAGCTTGGTTTGGGTGTGCCGTCACTTTCGGTGGGCAATGCGCTGGCTGGACAATTGGGGCTCTCGACTGGAGATCGGGAAATGGACGCGCCGATCTCGCAATCGGTCTATGATCAGGCCCTAGCGGGAGTTGCGGAAGACCGGGCTGCGGCTGCGGCTGCACTTGCCGCAATGACGCCGGAGCAACAACTCGGTCTTACTGGGCCTGAGCAATCGGGGTGGGGCTATGGCGATAGTGGATGGGGCGGCGGAGATGGTTGGGACCAATCGGATTGGAGTGAACCCGGTCCAGATGATCTGGGCTTCGGTGGCTGGTAGGTAAGCATGGCGAATTTTTTCCAGAAACCCGGCGCGGCGCAGATGCTCATGCAGCTTGGCGCGGGCCTCATGGCCTCCGGTGCACCTCGCCGATATGGTGCACCCAATCCTGGCTTGGGCATGATCGCGCAAGCCCCGCTCGCCATGCAGCACGCCCAACAGTTTAAGATGCAGCAAGACCTTTACCGGATGCAAAAGCGTCAGATGGAAGCAAAATTGGCCCAAAATCAATGGTGGCGGACCAAATTAGGACTTCCAAGCCCCCAGGATGGCCCCACAGGCGCATCTCTGGGGTTGCCGGGGGGTATGCCCCAGACACCGGGGAT